GCGCCTTCCGCTTCTTGTGTCATCTCGGTTATGCGCTTGGCCACATCATCAGATGTGGCAAAGAGCGCCGCCGGGCGTACCAGATTGTGGCGTCCTGTCATCCATAGAAAGTCGAGCAGAAGAAGCTTCTCTTTGCCTGTCTCAGGCGAGAGACGCGTGCCACGGCCAACCATCTGAACATAAAGACTTCTGCTCTTTGTTGGACGAAGACACACGATACAGTCCACCGCGGGACAGTCCCAGCCTTCTGTGAGTAACATCGAATTACAGAGTACTTGGTACTTTCCACGATTGAAGTCCGAGAGAATCTCCTCGCGGTCTTCGCTCTGGCCATCCACTTCGCATGCCGTGAGCCCGCGCTCGATAAGCTTCTCCGTGAACTTCTTAGCCGTCCTAATGAGTGGCAGAAATACCACTGTGCGCCTGTCTTGGCAGCGCGTGACCATAGCGTCCGCAATGGCGTCCAGATATGGCTCTAGGGCGTTTCCAAGCTGTCCCGCTTGGTAGTCTCCATGCGTTACTGATACGCTCGACAGGTCAACCTGTAGAGGCACCATTTCCGCTTCGATTGGACACAAATAACCATCGTTTATGGCGTGTGCCATGTCGTACTCGTAGGCGATGGAATCGTACACCTCGCCGAGGTCTTTGCGGTCGGCTCTGTCGGCGGTTGCGGTAACGCCTAGAACGTTGGCGCTTTCAAAGTGGTCGAGGATGCGGGTGTAGCCTTCAGCGAGTGTATGGTGAGCTTCATCAACCACGATACAGTCGAAGGCGTCCGGCCTAAACTGCGACAGTCGGCTCTCGCGCATAAGCGTTTGAACCGAGCCGACTGTGACCGACGTCCAGGAGTTGAGACTTGTATTCTCCGCTTTCTCAAGCGCACATTTCAGATTGGCGGTTTGCTCAATCTTCGTCGCGGCTTGCTCCAAGAGCTCGCCCCTGTGCGCTAGGATAAGGGAACGCCCGCCGCGTGATGCCACACGACGGACGACCTCTGCGAAGCATATGGTCTTACCCGTTCCGGTTGCTTGAACTAGCAACGTGCGTTTTCGACCTTGCTCCCACTCTCTGAATACTGACTCAACCGCCTCGACCTGATAGGGTCTCAGCTCCATAATTACAGCCCCTGATACTGGCTAGGCTGTGGTGCTACCTGTTGAGGTTGCACAACGCTCTGGGCAGGAATAGTGCCCTGCTGTGGCTGTGGTGCGTACACTGGCTGTGCCTGTGGTTGTGACTGAGCGTAGTACGCAGCGGGCGCGGCCTGTGGCATTGGAGTTGGCGTGGGTGCGGCTGCTGGATCTGGAACAATGAACTCGTCCACTTCGTTGTAATCCTTGCCGTTATAGACGCGCGTCTTGATTCTGCACTTGCCGCTCTTGCCGATAATGTTGTTCCAGTCAACGTGGAACTTCTGGCCTTTACTGTCACCTGCTGGCATGTCACCGATGGACTTAGCAAATTTGGAAAGCTTGAAGGCCACCGCACTGGATAAGAACAAGTTAGTAAATACGTCTGTCTCCTGTACGCCGTTTGAGCATCTGAGTGTCAGCTTGGCCATAGAGCAAGCGTCCATTTTATCGCTACCGTCGAAGTGTCCGCGCTCAAAGCCTGTGACGGTGAAGTCGTAGATGCCAGGCGTGAGCAGAATAAACTCTGGCTCTCCTGGATCAATGATTTCATCATCCCAGCCGATTGCGTAACCTTTAGTACTAGCCATGTTTTCTCCTTTTTCTAGCTAATAAATACCGATTTAATTGAATGGAACAGGCGCGCTCTTTGCCGCTTCAATGGCACGCGCAGGCAGAATGTACTTGTTCATGACGGTGTCCCAACCGCTTACGAGGTAATTTGCGAAGCCTTCCGGGTAATCCACAGGCGAGCACTCCGCAGGGAAGTTGCCCGTCTTTCCAACCGCGTCTCGAAGCTCTGCGTCGGTAACTTTGTTGGCCACCATCAGATCTACAAGCTTCTTCATGCGCTCTGGGTAATCTGGCGCGCTGTATTCGCTTGTGGTGGCTGTTGTGGGTGTGGCCGTTGTGGTCGGCTTAGCATGTACAGGCGCGGCTGGCGCGGTCTGTGGAGCTATAGGAGCTGCCGTGGCCGCTGGAACGGCTGCAGCTTGCTCTGCCACCATGTCTGGGATAACCTCGCCAAGCTGTACGGGCATCTCGCCTAACTTCAGCGGAAGCTCGTCAGGCAGTCCGAAGCGGTTTTTTGCGTCCCATGTTGGTGCGTGCGTGGTACGGATAACACGCGCTCCGCCTGTGGCCTTAGCCTTGCCGGACTTGTTCGTCTCGACGTAGGTCTTATAGTCACAGAACAGAACCATATCCGCCCACTCTTTGACCATGGGCGAGACCTGCTTTGTGAGCTTCAGCTCGAAGCGGTCGTAAGCACCTGATTCATCAGGGCGCTCAAACTTCCTCATGGTGGAGTGTCCCAGGACTACAACGTTGATGCCTGAAGCCGCGGTGTCCGTGAGGTAGTCGAGCAAACGGCCAAACTCCTCCTGAATAAGCGTATAACCTTTACCGTAACCCCATTCTTCGATGCTCTTCTTACCATCGCGCGCCATGATGTACTCCGCACACATGCGCTCGGCTGCGTCCATGGTGTCAATTACAACGGTGGAGCAAGGAACCTCGCGGTTCTTGATGGCCGTGAGTTCCGCGCGAAGCATCGACCAGCTTGAAGGCGATTCAAGTCGCACGACTGGGAGCTGGTTTGTTCCGCCCTCTAGATCAATGAAGATTGGATTTGGCCACGTGGCCGCGAGGGTGGACTTACCAATGCCTTCGGGGCCGTAAATCAGCGTTTTGATGGCGGTACGCTGCACACCGCTGATGACGTTAAACTGTGCCATTAGAGTCCCTTCCACTGTTGAGTTATAGGCTGTGTGGTTGTAGCTGGCTGAACCGTGTCGCCGTCCCAATCAAGCGCGTGGGACTTCTCCGGAGCTGGCTCTGCGAGGTCTTGGCCTTCAATGCGACCGTCCACAATAACCACGGTGCATGAGTCGTCTGTGGCCACTCGGGTGCCGATGATCTGTAGCCCCTCGCCCTTCGCCCACTCGCCGAACTTCTTAAGCTCGTCTGTGTCGAACTGCTCCAACTTATCGACCAATACAAAGCCACACTCTGGCTTAGTAGCGCGAACAATGGCCGTAGCAACGACCAACTGCTCTGCTCCACTCATGTCGCCCCATGTATGATCCTTGTACGTAAGCGCGCCCTCGTCATCAATGGATAGCTCTGGCAGTGGCAGTGGTGCGCCGTCAAGCAGTCCGCGACGTTTTGCGCGCAGGTCTTCAAGCTTCTGTGTAAGACCGTCGTACTCTTGCTCTACGCGAAGAGCCTCGGCGTCTGCTTCTGCCTTGGCTTGGTTGTCACGCACCTTGTTGTTAATCGTCTCAATGTTTGCGATGGACGCTTCGATTTCCTCGGTGCTTTCAAGAACCAGCTCGGCGGCGCTCTGTGCTAGAACCTTCGCCTTCTCTTCGGCTTCTTCAGCTTCCTTTGTGCGTCTTGCTAAATCGGCGCGTGCTTCTGTGAGTTGCTGCTCCAGGTCTGCCACGCGCATATTGGTGGCACTTACTGCCGTGCGTGCAAACTCCGCTTTCTTTGCGGTGTCTTCTGCGTCTTGCTTGGCTTTCAGCTTCTCGCCGTTGCGTGCCAGGATTGCTTGCTGCTCCTGGATAAGCTTGGCGGCGCTCACAGGCTCTGCAGGTGCGTCGTTATGCTGTGGAAGCTTCTCGGCGTGTGCGCGCTTTGCCTTAGCATCGCGACCAACCAGCTGGCGGTCTTGGAAGGTGGCGCGGATTGAACCGTCAATCTTTGCAAGCTCCGCATCAATACCAAGCGTCTGAAGAAGCGCGGTTGCTTTGTCAGCATCTGAGCCATTCATAAAGCGTGGAATATTGAGCGCTAACTGGCTGATGAAGTCGTTCAGTAGTTGCTGGCCGGCTTTCTTGCCCGTTGTGTCGGTGACATGGAGCGAGCCATTCTTGCCCTTACGCTCAACCACGATGCCGTTAGACAGCTCAACGCGTAGCCTTGCGGGTGTTGCTCCGCCTTTACGGTTGGGGTCGGCAGGCTTCATCTTGTCGCCGCCCAGCGCCCATGCGAGGGCGTCGAGTACGCTCGTCTTGCCCTGGGCGTTCTTGCCACCAATGACCGTGAGACCGTCCTGGGCTGGTTCCAGCTCGACGGCGTGAATACGCTTGATGTTTTCTAATTCAAGCGATGCAATCTTTACACTCATGTACTACCTACTCTCTAAGTCTGTTTTGTTAATCCAATGGATCATGACTGCCGCGGATAAAAGCGCGACTAAAAATGCAGGCGCAAAGCCGAACTTCCACATCAGCCACAAGATAATGAGCGGCGTAACACCGCACAGGCTCATGGCCACAAACAGCTGCGGGATGAACCTCTTTGCCTTACCTGCTAAAATAGAGAGGTCAAACGCCCCGGCTGGTTTGTTTGACCCGCTCCTGCGACTCTGCAAAGTCGTGGGAGCACTTTTTATTGCTTTCAACTAAACCTCCATTTCGCGCATCCATTTAAGAAGTTCAGCCTTCTTGATGCGACGACCGCGAACGTAGCCATGTGGCATCAATGACGAAAGCTCTCCGCGCTTGATAGCCGTTTGAATAACAGCACGTGAAAACCCTGAAATCATTGAAGCTTCGGCGATTGAAACCGTTAACTTCTCAGGTGTTTCTGTTGTTATGGCCATACAACCTCCTCGCTCATGTAGGAAATAATTATTCACATAGCAATAAAGCGTCTATGCACGCTCTTCACGCTTTTGCGTGGCGGACTGTAAGGTCCTACATGGTTATCACTACGACCATGCAACGTTACTGGCAACCATTAGCCATTCACTTTATTGCGACAGGTACTCACCAACTCAAGGATCTGAGCAAGTGTTATTGTTTTCCCTGTAACGATTTACGTCTATTCGGTTTGCAAGGTTCAACAATCAAGTAGTGCGATGGTGCTTAGTGCTTTACTGGCTGCTCGTCGATGATGTCTGTAATTGAGCACCCAATGGCTGCACATACAGCAAGCAGAGTCGAGAGTGCGGCGTTAGGGTTATCACCACGCTCCAGGCGGAAGATGGTGTCCTGTGTTACGCCGCTCTCGTATGAGATCTCGCGCACCGTCTTGCCGCATGCTTTTCTTAGCTCGCGCAGCTTCTGTCCGTTCATGTTTTCACCTCCCTAGATGTACACAATATTTAAGTATGTAAAAAATTGTACTTAAATATTACGTACTGAAGATACTTAAATATTACGTACTTGTCAACAAGAATTTTATAATTATTATTTAATTAGTACTTACTAACGCTCCGCTTCCACTTAAAGGGCAGGTAGTATCTATGCTTTATGAATTAAAAAATATGCGAAAAGCAAGTGGTT